CAAGTATTTCGCATTGAGTCTTTGCTCCCTGCCTATGGTGCGCTGTACGACAAGCTACCTATCCACGCTTATGTGTGGCAAGAGGAGCATGGTGATCTGCCAGTTGATACGCTTCAGCTTTGGGACTGCATGGGCTACCGATTCACCATCCTTGAAAAGATTGGCTTGCGTAATTTAGGCGTGAAGTTTTTGGGTAAAGACCGAGAATGGCACTATGGTCGCTATCTGTTTACTGTGGACTTCTGCGCTGACGGCATGGACTTGGATACAGGGTTTACTGAGCAAGCTGAAGAGCACAAGTCTTTCAATTGGATTGCCCTTGATAACGGGCAGTTTGCCTGTCAGCCAAACAATCGATGCTTGTGGTACGACCAGAGCCTGATCCCTGCTGAGACAAAATTCCCTGACTTTCAAGCGGCCAGAAAATTGTGGACCGTGGACGGCACGCGCAAGTGGTCGGCAGGCGACGACTGGTTTTATGACATCAATGAAAAGAAAGAGTAATCATGGAAAAGTTTGAACCCATGTGCCCTTGGCACATTCAAGTCGGAGACTTGTTCATCGCACCGGGCCGAGTGCCCAACACCGGCACAGTCTGGATCGGTGAAATAGAGGGAGGGCAAGGCGGTGAGTTTAAAGAAATAGACTTGCACGAGGTGCTGCGCAAGTTCTATGACGAGAACTTCTAAAAAAGAAACCCCGCCGAAGCGGGGTTGAAAGTTGGCAACTGCCTTTGAAGGAGACAGCGAGTAGATTTTACCTTATTCGGCTGGAACCATCACGGGGCCGGGAATGTTTGCTTCGTTGCCATCTCTTTTCTTGCGGTACTCTTCAAGCATTCTGTCGACCACGCTTGTATCTAATTGATTTGCCCTGTCTTTAGACAGCATCTGGTCAGTGGTAGGCCGCTCTTGCTCAACTTCTGGAGCACGTGGAGACATGACTGCTGCCCCCATGATTGCGCCGGTCTCTCCTCGGTTAAGGTTTTCAACAGCGCGTTGAGCTTGAGCTGAATTACGCTCTAGAATTTTTACAGCAGCGGCAACTTCTTCTGGCTTTGACGACGAAAGAAGTTTTGCAACTTTGGCCGCAACGTCATCGCTAACGCCTGCTTTTGTTGCTGTAGTTGCCGCCATGTTTAACAAAGAATTGAACCAGCCGCCTGTTACTGAATTGCCAACAAAAGCATTGATTGCACTTTCGCCTGCGTCAAACGCCTCAATGCCAGCTAGCCTTTTAGCTGATGGAGAGCCAGCCATAATTCTGTTTGCTTCTTGAAATAGTTGGTGTTCACGGTCTAAAGCCGCTTTAAACAAATCAAACTTTGCTTGACTTGGGAACAGCGGCATTAACTTTTTTTGCATTTCAGGCGAACCAGTCAAGCGATAGGCCGCATCAGTGTTGTCCTTGCCTTTTTCCACTATGGAATATATTTTACGAACAGCACCAGTTCTAAAGGCTTCTTGTTCTGCCGCGCTAAAGTTTTTTATCATGCGAGTTATTTGCTCAGGCTTAAATTTATCAAAGTCATCCATTCCTGAGCGCAAAGCATCTAGCACTTCTGCATCGCCAGCGTATTGTTGGCGTGCCGTCTTATAGGCTGAGACACCATTAACTTCTGTTGCTTTGTCTAACGCGCCGACCATTGCTTTTTTCAAATCTTTTAAGCTGCTGGCTTCAGCGCTACTCATGCCTTCGCCTTTGTAGCCCTTGTTGACCACCGCATCCATGCCCCGCTTGATATAGTCAAGCGTGCGTACGTCTGGTAGTTTTGACAAGGCAACATTGCCAGCCTCATCTGCGATAAAGATGTCGTCTAGCACATATTTGGAAGCATCTTCTCCGCGCAACTCTGCTGCAAGTTTTTCATTGTCTGCAATCTTTTTGGCTTCATCAAAAAATGTCTTAAATTTTGGGCTTTGCAAAACACGGGTAATTGTTGGGTCATTGACGGTCCCAAATTTGTATGCTTCGTCATACAAATCATTGGCGTTAGCACGCAAGTTCCTAACCATGTCTTCTTCTTGCTGGAAGAAGTCGCCCTTGTTTCCAATGCCGCGCTCTGTCTGTCCAATTACACGATCTTGAATGCCTTTTTTATTGGCATCAAGTATCTTGCCAAGTGTGTCACCAGCTCTCTCACTTTTAGCGGCAACAATTTCGCTAAGGCCTACAGTTGGCCTGCTCACGTTTGCCAATGTAGAGGGGATTCCTGCGGCTCTGTCCAAGGCCATTGCAGCTTGCGCTTGTGCAGGGGTCATTCCAGCACGCTCTAGTGCCGTGTTAACTTTTGCGGCAGCACGTTTTTCAATATAGTCTGGACTGCGACCAATCCTGTCTCGTGCAAATGTTGCAAGATCACGTCCACCGCGAATTGCCACAGGCAGGCCAACGCCAAAACCTGTTCCAACAGTTCCACCAATTATTGCGCCCTTGGTGCGACTGCCTTCTTCAGCAGAGCCTGCTCCAGCTATTGCTCCAGTACCGCCGCCAACAACTGCGCCCCGAGCCAATGGATTTTTGGGCACGACTCTACCTAGTTGATTAGCCAACCTTGCTAGCGCACCAGCCGACCTAGCAGTTGTCGCTACGGCTGCTGGTGCCGCTGCACCGCCTGTCATTGCCGTGCCCAAATAGCTTGCGGCCATTGGCATGACGCCACCAGCAAACTCGGTGATTGGCGCAATTAAGGGATTTTCCTCAGCATATTTTGCATATTCTTGGTTGATTTCTTTTAAGTTATCTTGATAACTTTTTTGACCAACTTTAGATCGCAACCATGCTTCGGCCTCATCGCCCCAGCCCATACCAAGACCTTGACCAACCAAGGCGCGTGTGAAATTGAGTGCATCACTAGCCATTATTTTTTCCCTGCTGTTGGTGGAGTCAGTGTTTGAGGTTGCGTGTAACGTCGCAACGATCCAGATTGCAGACCTTCAAGCGTTGTTCTTTCTCGCGCCAATTTTTTATCCAAGGCATCCAATGTCCTGATCATGATGGCGTCCCGCTCTTTTGAGGACAAGGCATCGATACCCTCTAAAGAAAGCAAAATTGCTCGCTCGCCTTCAGTTGGGTTGCCACCAAACGATGCACGAAGTTTTGCAACGCCTTGTGCGCTAAGGAAATTTTTCAACAGTCTAGTGTTAATTAATTTTTGATCTTTGGGCAGAAATATTTTAGTAATGTTTTCTTCTGTCGCTTCACCCAAACTTCCACCATACGCATTTTGATTTAATGTAATGGCTTGTCGGACATCACCGATTGCGCCTTCCAATGTTCCTATAACTTCTTTTGTCCCAAGAACTTTGGTTAGTTCAGCATCACTCATTGTTTGAGTGTTAAGTTGCTCGCTAATTAATTTAGCTTGGGTCAAACTCATGCCAGCAAGTTGAGCTTGAAGTTGAGACGTTTTTGCATCTACAGTTAAAGCAAAAATTTCTTTTGCTCGTTTTTCAAACTCCGGAGTGCCTTTTGTGAAACCTTCATCAAGAGCTTGCTTACCAGCAGCAGACTGTGGCTCACCAGATCTGACGTAGTCTTTAATAAGTTCAATGGAAATAGCTCGCTTGTCTTTCATCTCTTCAGCAGACAATGCACGCAACGTGTTTAAGTCGTCTTTTGAAGAGGCCATCTTTAATTTCTGAACTTCAAGACCAAGGAGCTGTTTCTCTCTAGCAGAAGCACGTTTGCCTTTAGCAAATTCTCCTAGCTCTTTTCCAACCATGCCAAGGTTCTCACTGAACTGGCCTGTCTTAGTAGGCGCTCCAAACGCTGCTGCCAAGCGGAAGTACATCTCTGCCTTGGAACTCTGTGCGTCTTCAGGAGAACTCATAGAGGTCGTGAGCATCCTAGCAAACGCATCGCTATCGGCAGTAGCACGTGCGCGAGCCAATTTTAATTCTGCATCATACGCACCGTCTTTTGGACCGTAAGCAGCCAGCATTGCTTGCAAGCTAGCCATGCGGTCACCACCCAAGGGCATGGCCGCTTTAGGCGCTACCGCAACAGGAACAGCAGAATTAACTGGCGCAGATAGAGTGCCAGCCGCCTCATTCATGGCGTTGACTGCGTTAGCATCTAGTGAAGCATCTTTAACATTAGCGATCTTGGTCAAGATAGAACGAGACTTAGGTGCGTCAGTAATGACAGTGGCCGGTACAGGTTCAGGCTCAATAGTCACAGGCGCAGGAGGCACAATCATATTCACAGGAGAAGTTACAGCTTCAGGCTGTGTGCGAAACCTACGAGCAAAGTCTTGTTCTTCCTCAATGCTGCCGTAGCCGCTAGGTAGGCGAACTTCACCTGCTGTTTGGTAGTGGGTTTTGATCCTGCCGCCACGAGCATTGCTTTCACCGGGGTTGCCTTCACCAGTACTAGAGCTAGATGTGTCGCTTTCACCGGGGTTGCCATCGCCGGATTGTGAACTGGTTTCTCCTCCCGATGCTGGCGAACCAGTACCGCCGGAAAGGGACTCAGCGGGGTTGCCTTCACCGGTACTGTAGCTAGTTGTATCGGTCTCTCCGGGAATACCCTGCCCAGATTCAGCGCTGGTTTGACCTTGCGATGCTGGCGAACCGGTACCGGGACCCGCTGCTGTCCCCCTGCTTTCTACAGGCGCAAAGTTGCTTGACAAATTTGTTAAAAGTTGTTGTTGTAAATTTGGGTCAAAATAGTTTTGTATTGCGCCAAGTGGTGTATTCTTAAAACCATATATAGCAAGAGCGTTTAGATTTGCCTCTATTGGATTTGCAGCAAAATAAGCAGCTTTTCCTTCATTAGACAAATTTGTCCACGCAGGGTTTGGATCAACGTATGCGTCGCCACCTCCGTAGCCGACATTAGTACCAGCAATGTTTATCGGGCCTACGCCTGTACTGGACATTGTTGACGCAGGGTTTACATTTGCAATGTTTTTAATGTATTGCCAGTCAGCATCAGAACTAACGCCAAAAATGTTATCCGATGCAGCCCTGATTTCTGAGTCCGTGTAGCCGTCTTGTGAGCGTTGTTTGTAGTAAGCCGCTGCTTGACCCGGCGAGGAAACACCACCGCCTTGTGCATACTTGGCAGCAAGCTCATTGACAGAGCCGCCTGTGTAAGCCTTGACTGTAGCCTTAGCTTTTTCATCGGCAGCTGCTTGTGCAAATGTAGAGTTGAGATTTTTAGGGTCAAACGCACCACTTGAAAGCTGGTTCATCCAGTAGTTGTAGCCCGGAGAGTCAATTGTTCCTTGCTCCCAGCTACGGCCAATGCTTTTGTAAGCGTCAACAATGTTCTGGTTGTAAGTCGGATAAGCCCCCGCTGTCATTTGCGCCCATTTATTTTCATCTACTTTGCCAAAAGTGTTTTCTGATGCGGTACGCAGGTCAGCATTGTTATAACCGAGGTTGCGCTGCTGCAAGTAGTAATCTGACTTTTCTTGAGGCGTAGCATTGATCATTGACGCAGGCATGGCGCCGTACGTCGGGTTTTTAAGCTGATTGCCATAGTAGCTGCCGGTAGTGTCATACTGGCCTCGGTTGCTAATACCACCCATGTTTGTGCCTACTTGACCACCCAAGGGGTTGTCGCTGTCCATAACAGGCATAGGAGTAAAGCCCCCCGTTATGCCGGAAGGCCGTCTTGTGGGATAACCGGGGGGTAACTCGTTGCTCGAAAAAGACTGTTTCCCCTCGTTTGTAAACCGAGGCATGGGAAAGGGCTGCTCAGCAGGCATGGCAGCCCCCCCCCCAGCGCTGCCCGTGCCAGTGCCTGTGCCAAACTGACTCTGAATGTACATTGGCGTGTTTTGCAACCGGTTCTGGTAGTCAGTCTTGTACGTGTCGTAAGACTTCTGATCAAGACCGTACTTGCGCATTGTTTCGTTGAAAGCGGCTGGGTCGGTTTTAAACGTGTTGAAGTCAGCAAGTTGCTTATCGTAAGTAGCCGCAGCGCCTGCGTCTGTAGGCCTGCTTCCAGCAGGAGCCGTAGGCACCAAAGGCGCAGTAGTACCGGAGTAGTTAACAACACCGGGCGTGCTCACCCCGTACTGCTTCATGATGCGATTGAGTTCAAATCCCATGATTGCTCCTTAGCCTAAAGCGTTCAAACCTTTGTACGTATACAGCCCTGTTGCCAACTGAGACAGAGGCGAGGCTGAATACGTAGCGCCGGTTGAACCGCCGGATTGCGTTGTCGTTTGTGGTGTGATTGGAGCCATACCACGAATTTGCGTGCTGAGAAAGTCGGCTTGTTGTCTAGGATACAACTGCTCGTTCTGGAACTGTTGCTCTGCGGCGCTAAGTTGCCGCTGCATTTGACCCTGTTGAGCAGCTCCAGCGCCTTCAAGTGACGCAACGTCGGCTGAGCGCATGGCTTGCTCTTGCTGTTGCATGTTGGCAAACTGCTGTAGCGCAGACATTTGACGCTGGTAGTCTTGAGCCTGAGCCGCCTGAGCTGCCTGAGCTGCACTCAAACCAAATTGTTGTTGGGTTTGACCTGCACCAGTTTGCATCTGGCCGAGGTTGCCCAACTGAGACATTTGCTGGCCGGTCAACTGGCCTTGAGTCTGAGCAAGGTTGCCGTACTGAGCACCACCCTGAAGTACGCGAGAAAGGTCTGCACCGGAGATGCTGCCCACAGTGCCTGCTAACTGAGCTTGACGTGCAAGATCTGCCTGAGAAGCGCCGAGAGCTTGCCCGTAGCCTTGGTTCGCCAGTTGAGCTTGCTGATTGAGTACAGCCTCTTGAGTGTCACGCAATGCGCGTGAGCCAAATTCACCCATGCGAGTGCCGCCAAATTGACCTGCCTTGATGAACGAGTCAGACACGCTCGGCAGTAGGTTCTCGCTTAAATTACGAGCACCTTGCTTGGCAATTACGTCCATGACTCCTGTTTGATAAGGAGACATGTAGTCTTTAATCCCGCCAGCGGCAGAACCAGCGGCTGCTGTTAGGTAAGGATTAGCCGCGCTCAGCGCTCGGTCAGACAACGCCTGCGCAGTAGTGGCACCTGCTTGCGTCATAAAAGGCTGAGACGCACCCACAATGTCTAGCGTCCCTGCTTTATCAAAATAGCCCTGCCCTTTTGCCAACTGACCCATCGCCGTTGCGGGGGCTTGTAGGTACTGATTTTGCGCAGAACGTAGCGTGTCGGCAGTACCTTTGCTGCCAAAGTCATACATGCCAGACTGAGCCTTGTCTAGGTCACCCTGATAGAAGCCTTGGTTGGCTTGTACGTTCTTGTACGCTTGCTGCTGCAAAGGCGAAAGCTCAGCCACCGTAGGCATGTCATATGCTTGATACGGCTTGTTGGCAATGTTTTGTGCAACCTGAATTTGGTTGTAAATTGCATCCTGCATCCACTTTGGTGTCTCGGTGGATGAGGTAGCGTACGAAGTTGCGGTCTGAGGAGACCCTTGGAATAAGCTAGCCATTACGCAACCCCTTTCAAATATGCCAATGGTGACTTGGCGTTAGGGCTGAATTTGCCCTTTGCTAAAGCCTTACCTTTGTGTGAGCGGATGTTTTTGCGCATAGCGTCGAGGAGGTTAGCTCCCTCTTGATTAGAGCCATCTCCAAGCATCGCAACTGTTTCTGCATCAATCACATATTCACCATCAGATAGTTTGGCATCAATGGTGTCTGCTCGACCAGAACCGGCTCCTTGAGCAAATCTGGCGATAGCTGACAGAGCGCCGCCACGGGCTTTTTGTACGACAGGCGCTGGCTGATTATAAGCTCCTTGCCGCGCATCAGGAGTGCTAGATGCGTAACCCGTGATTCGCGGCCAGTTAGAAGCCATGAACCGGTCAAGACTCATGCCAGACGCATTTGCATCGTTCTGCATCTTGTTCCAGTCCCAAGTGACTGAAGGACGATTAAAATATTCTTGCTGTTCAGGAGACATCTTTTTAATGGCGTCTTCTGCCGCAGGTGGCGGTTTCTGCAAGGCGCTAATTAAACTTAGACCGCTCAAGGCTTGACCTGCGGTAACTCCAGAACCTAAGATGCCGGTGGGTTTAGTCGTTGTCGTTGTCGTTGCAGCTTGAGTATCAAGCGGACCGCCTTTTAATATTTTGTCTAAGAAAGAAGGTTCTTTTGCTACTGCGCCGTCTTTGGTTTTGAGGTCGTTGACAACGGCATCCGAAGGCTTGTAGTTAAACCCTGTCACCAAGCCGGACAACACACCGCTAGTAGCGGCTGTTTTGGGGTCATTGCCTGCGGTCAGGCTTTGCCCAAACGTGCGACCTGCGTTAGAAATGCCTTGCTGGAAGGCTGTAGGGCCAGACATGCCGCCAGCTAACTCACTAACACCGCTGCCGACTGCGCCTTGCAACGCACCCTTACCAAAGCCCTGACCAGTTGCCAGACCCGACACGCCGCCCACAAGTGCGCCGCCCAAAAGGTTTTTGCCTACATCGCCTAATCCTAGCTTAAGCGCGTCGCTAGCTGCACCGCCAGCCAGACCGCCTAAGCCACCACCCAAGCCACCCATCAAAGCGCCCTTGAGAGGATCGCCGCCTGTCAAGGCAGATGTAGCGCCGCCAATGATCGCACTGCCGAGCGCACCCGTAGCTAGAGCGCTTGCACCGGTTCCCAAGATTGCTGAGCCGATAGCCGAACCAAGACCGGGCGCAAGAAAGTTTATTGCAATAGGCGCAGCTATTTTTATAAAATCTTTGAAGGAAAAATACTCAGGCAAATTGGTTTGCGGGTTGATCGTCCCTGAGCCTCCCATGCGCTTGAGCATGGCTGCTTCGCGTGGATTAATGTGCGCCAGCATCGTGTCGCCGCGACGACCTTTGGCCGCTATAGACGCCAAGCCACCACGAGCAAAACCTTTTTGCTTGGTGCGCTCCTGCATTCCGTACATCAACACCAAAATTGAGATGATGGCGACTTGGTCAAACTGCTCGGGCAGATCACCCGGATCGAGCAAGTCGTCATCAATAGCCGCCTGAAGAATTTCCTGATACTTGTCTGGGTTGTTCAGGGCGAACTCAAGCATCTGCACGATTTCGTCAAGACTCTCAGTCGTGATCGGCATGTCTCCGATTTGATTCTCAAGAGTCAAAACTGCCTGAGAAAAACGAGGATCGTTTTTAGCAATTTCAAGAATTTGTTGCTTATCCATTTTTCACTCCAAATTTCATTACTCAGCCGTCTGACAAAACCGCTCAGCCCACTCTCGCCAGTCGTCAAAATCGTAAGGCAGAGGAAAATTTCTACCTAAAGTCGTGTTATTTAAAAATTGCATTGCCCAGTTCTGCCAATTGTCAACGTCATCCAACCGACCAAGCGCTCCATAATTGTCCAAGTCAAGCGCAATCTGGTCAGCCCAGTCACGAAGCCCCATGCCCGTAGGCAAAGTAATACGTACGCTCATCCAAGCACCGTCTTATCGCCAGAATCAATGTGCCCAATAATCTGGCCCATTTGGTAATCACCGCCTACGGCGTTTGACTCAAAGCGCACACGCAACTCGCGGCGTTGTTCTTTAAGCATCACAATCTGCTGGTAAGGCTCTGAGGCTGTCTCAGGAAATGAGAACACGCTACTGGAGACTTCAGGCGCTCTAGCGTTAGCCCGTCCTGTGACCTGAACGGTCATAGGCCCGTTTTGAACAAAGTCAGGCTCAATTTCTGTGATCCGCAAATACTCGTTCTTGCCTTGTGGCAATGCGGACAAATCTGCTGTCTCAAAATACGATTGAATTGGCAATGTTGATTGACCCTCAATTGCGTCAACACCTTGCTCATGAATCCACACACGATAGCCACTTGTCGCAGGAATGCAGTCCGTTAACAGGGGCGCGGCAAAGCCATTGTTGTAGCCGCCGGAAGCTCGTCCAGACGCAGGCAGCTCTGTGTCGTACCAAGTATTCTCGCGCACGTTAAAAATAATGGCGTGGGTGCATTCAGTGGCGTCACCACGTGGATAACACCACCAGATCTCGCCAAAGTGCGGCACCTTGAATGCAAAAACTTTAGCGCGATGATTTGGGTTGACATTGTCAAAGAAGTAGTTCAAGTTCATTTGGTTAGGAACTTCACGCACCACGCCGTTGAACATTAAGAATCGGTCAACACCGCACCAGAAAAACACACCGTCGTAATCCACCACGCAGTCAGGCGACATGATCGATGTGTCTGTGGCAATTACGTCAAACTGAAATACAGTCAACCCACCAGCAAAAGTTGCACGAATCACAGCGTCATACGCCCAAAATATACCCGCAGGCGCTGACCCAGAGCCTGCACGCAGTGGCATACCCTTGATGATCTTTTGACCCCATACACGGGCTATGCCTGAGCCTGAGCCGCTTAGATCGGTGAAGTCACCAGCAACTGACCAACCCACAATTCCTGCCGTACCAAAATAAAACAGGTACGGGAACAGCATCACAATGCCGCCAGTAACATTTGCTCCGGCAGGCAGTGGAATCTCTACCAGTGGTGCAGTTCCAAGCACATCACCATAGAAAATCTGACCACCAGTGTCATTGCACACGCACTGCAAATTAGGAGCCACGTGCGCAATGATGGAGTTGTATGTGGTTGATGCGTCGTACGATGTCTGGAACATCCACTGGTTGTAAACAGAACTAGCTATGGTGTTTAAGCCACCAGCCATGTTTGTCACTGTGGTTGTGATTGTGGTGGTGTTAGCTACCACCACAAATCCGTTTGTAGCCTGACCAACAGTCGAAGCTGTGATGGTGATTACAGCGCCAACGGCTACCGCAGAGTAATTTGGTGTAGATGCAAAAGCTGTGATATTTGCCGCAACAGCAGTCGCAGTTGTAGGCAAGTCAGTTGCAAACGCAACAGCGCCTGATGTGATCGTCACACCGTTGACTGTGATGCTGTTAACCGATCCAGCCCCACCACCGGTCAAAGTTACAGTCCCCGTTGCCGCAACACCTGTTGGGGTGCGGTTGCTGATAACCGAGCTATTCTTTGTGCTATCAATCGTAAAACGCTCAACAGTTGATGCACCCGCCGAGTGGCAATACTGCAAACTTTGTTGAGTAAAACTATTAAAACCGCGAGAGATTTCTGTTAAGTACTTGTTGATGGAGCGATACCCCCCAACTTTTCTCGGCAGTCCGCGCTGAAACCTGACCCACTGTCCGTCAATGTAAAAGTCACCATCGTACCTAGTACCATCTCGCTTGATACCGGGCAGGGACTTCAGGACTATTGTGGATTCTGGCATCAATAAGTCCCGCCATTTACAACACCTGCTGGCGCAACACCCAAAACAGTCCAAGCTGCTTGTTGGTTAGCCGCTTCAAAAATAGGGATACCAACCGCAGTTCCACCAAGATTGATCAGTGCGCCGCCTGCTGTGGTAGCGCCTGTGCCGCCTTGAGCAACCGTAATTGGAAAACTTGAAGTTGCGCTATCTGCATCAACAACATCAGTGCCGTCGCAGTAATAAATGCCTCGTGAGCCTTGTGCGACTGCAACACCAGTTCCAGCAGAAGTCCTAACGGTGAGTGTGTAAGCGCCAGTTGTCGCGTTATCAACCCAATACTGCTGGACAGTGGCGGGGACAATCACAACCCTAGTGCCCGTTAGCGCACCTGTAAATTTGTAAACAATACGATTCAGTTCTGATCCGGTTAGCGTGTAGGTTCCAGTTCCCGCAACGCTGATCACTGTGTAGTCAAACACAAAGACAGAAGCCTGACCAAACCCTAGTGTGTAGAAGTTTGTGCCATCACTGATGATCACCGACGACTCAGTTGGCTGGTAGGCTTTTGTCGCCAAACCATCAATTGTGTTGACGCCAGAAGGTGTCAGCGTGACTTGACCGCCACCCGAGTTGCGCAAGTACATGAACCAGTTGTTGCCCACTGTAGCTGCGCTAGGCAGTGTCAAGGTGCCTGACCCTGATCCGGTCCACAAGTACATTTTGGCGCGGTCTGAATCGCCTGCAATGTAGTTTGAATTAAAGTTGGTGATCGGCACAGACTGAGACAACAGCGTGCCCACAGCCACAATGCCAGTGCCTGCCAAAGCAGATGCATTAGCAGTAGATACCGTGGCTCCAAATTGAAGCGATTCCCACAAACCATTTGTGGTGGTGTTGTCTGTCAAATAGACTTGCCAAACCGTTCCAGCGGCAATTGAAACAACTTGCGTGCCGCCAGCGTTCTTAACTACAAAAGTTTGAGCGCCTTGGTTGTTGAACAGTATGGTGTTGCCAACGCCACTTTTTTGCGCGTCTGGCAAAAAGATTGACCGCCCTGCGGTAGTGGCCGTTACATCAATGATGCGGGTCGCAAGATTGGTGCTGGTGCTAGTTTCCTCGGGCCAACTCAGCGTCACATCCGTAGTAGTCAGCGTGATAGCGCTATAGCTAATCTCGCTCGGGTAAATGTTTGCGCCACCAAAGACGTCTGTGTAGATAGGCATTACGCTTCACTCCTATTTGCTGAGCGGTCCATGATGCGCTTGAGGTCTTCGCCATTGAGAGCCTGCGCCGCACGGTCATACATCATCTGCCACGTCTGGATACGCTCGTCTTTCTTAAGAAACGGGGTAGCCTCAAGCAAGGTTGCATACAGCAACACATCAGGGGCGTATTCAGTGAGATAGTTGGTTTGTAAGTCATCGCCCAAAAGGGCGGGTTGTTCGTAGTACAAAATCTCAAGAGTTTGTACCGTAGAAGGTGTTGGGGTGATCAACCAGTTCTGGTAGTCGTAGTCAGCATAAAACTGAGGCGCGGCAGTCTGGGCCTCGTTCGGCCAATAGCTGCGGCAATACTCGTAGGCCCGAGCAAAGATAGGCGATCCGTTGACAGTCATGCTGATTGTGTCGCGCCAGCGGTCAGGCTTCAGGTAGACAGCCACGCCAACGGATAAAGGGGTACTCACCGCTCGGATGAACCCCTGAATTTTAAGCTCTCGCGCAATCCTGCGCTCGCCCAATGTGATCAACCTAGGCAGTTGGTCGTAGACGATCTGGTCGCTATCTTGCGTGAAACCACGCTCAAGGTAGCGCCGCACGTCTACCAGCAAGCTGTCGTACGTCATGCTATAGCTCATATACACTCCATGGGTATTAGCCGCTGATTCAGCATGCGCCGTTTATATGATTATAGCCTTGAAACAAAGTTCAAGGCAACTTGTTACGCATGGAGTCCAGACAGGTACATCGTTTTCCCGCCCTCTTTTACTGCGGTCAAATCTTGCTTTTTTAGGTTTTCGGGGTCATAAGACACATGCACCCAGCCCGAGTCCGGCACGCCCCGAGTATAAAACTCAAGAATCAGTTGCGTATAGGTCAGATTTTCTCTAATCCACTCGGCCAGTTCGTGGTTTGGAACGCTTGGGATCTCAATGTCAGCGGCTCGGCCAAGGCAATGGTCGGACGTGCGAGAGCCGCCTACCTTGGCATTGACGTCAGAGCTTCGGTATCCAGAGTTCACTTTCACGCCTTTGCCAAAATGCTCGCGCACCGGCTGTAGCACCTTTTCGGCTAGCACCTGAAGGTTGGCAATCGTTGCTGCATTCGGCGTGTTGTCCATATCATGACGCAAAGCGGTTTCGCTTTTGGTCATTTCGGACAGCGAGAAGTGTTCGGTGAGGTTCATTTGACTGGCCCCGCCTTAGAAAGCAAATCGGTCTTGGCTTGTGAGCCAGCAGAGGAGCCAAAATAATACGCAATGATGCCCGTCCAAGCGGTAGACAAACTGCCCAGCATCATCAAAATAGTGGGGTTGTTGCCATCCACTTTGCCAAACAGCATCATCCCTAAGATGCCAAAAAACCCAACAGTGATGATTGCAGCCAGTGCCGGGGGGACAATTGAGCGTGTTGCAGCTTGCATGTCACGCGCAGACTTGCGGTCTTCAACTTCCAACTTTGCAAAGTTTAGGCCAAGCTCCTGCGCTTGTTTTTGAAGTTCAATTTCAGCAATCTTGACCTGAGCAATTTGCTCTGCTGAAAGTTTGTTGCTGGAGATTAAATCGCCAACCTTCTCAGGATCCACCCCTATGGCTTTTGAGATGGCAGATACGGCCATCCCAGCTAAGGGACCCCCTAGCGCCGTGGCGATTGTCGGCGCGATTTGTTTTAACCAGTCCATTACTGTTTACTCCTTGAAAGCATTGTTGCTGCAATTTGAAGCATGGCGCGGGTGCTGTCCATGTCTTCAGGCTGGGTCGCCCATCCAACTGTAATCTGTCCTACAAACCTCCCCGGCTCTGGAGGGACACTGATGCGGCAGGTATACGCAACACCTCTGGCAATATACCAAAGCCCCATTTCGCTCTGTGCAGATTTGTATTCTCCGCAAGGAATTTCACTTGCCATCAGCTTGACCACATCCGCGTTGTTGGCTGCGTTTTGCGTAAACAGCCCGACATCTAAGCCATCGTTTGTTTTGTCTCTGCCGTTCTTCCCATAAGCCCGATGCAAAACCCTTGTGCCAAACATGCTGTTGACTTTGAACACCGCCACCACCAAAGCGCCAGACTGCTTGAACAAAAGCGCCGCTGCGTCCTCAACTCTGTCCTCAGCAATGCTTGGAATCTTCTTTGACTCCTTGTACGCCCCTATCAATAATTCTTGGTTTGTATATACAAAGTACCCTGCAAAGGTCAGAACGGCCATGAGCACCATTGCAAACAGACGGAACGGGCTGCTGACATATGCCAGCACCTTGTCGATGATGCTAAGTTGTGCGTCACTTGCCATCAGCACTTCCCGCCGCACTGCTCAAAGATGCCAAAGACAAAGTACGTAATGGCCCCTAGCATGGCGGTGAACACCAGACCAAGCAAAGCCAACTCAATGACTTCATCAATCTCTTTTTTGCGCCTTTCAGCAAGTTCCTTTTCGCGCCTAGCATCGTGGGCCGCTTCAACATCCAGCGCTGCCGCCCTAGCTTTGATCTTGTTCCAGACGTCTACACGACCGCTTTGCATGAACATGAGTTCAAGCTGATTTTCAAACCTTTTCGCCTCATCCAAAATTAACTCGATTTGCAACGCAACCGACATGGATGATTTTGATTTTTTAGCCTGTACAGCGGCCTTTGTCGCTACCGCCTTGGCGTCCCAATACTTCCCAAGTACGGGGCCAAGACTGGATACGTCATCGACAGTCTTGCTGACCTTTTTGATTAGCGCAACTGCTGCTTGTATGCCTGCAAGGGCTGTTAGCGGATCTATCATAGTGGTCACCTAGCACTTGGTGTAGTTCTTCAAGGTCTGCTTGGGTATAACGCTGGTAGGTTGATTTTAAATCAGAAGGCATAGGCACCGCAACAATAGGGCCGCCAATCTCTTCAGCCACAGACAGGAACGATCTGGCAACTCCCGTTCCTACGTTCCAGATGCCTGACTTGGGCACATTGAAAAACGCCTTGTGTACGTCAATGACCGTCTGCACCGGCACAAAGTCACGCTTAAAGTCTGCGCTGCCCTCAAAAATCTTGATTACCCCAGTCTTGGCCTGCTCCCTAAACTTGTGGAATGGGGAGGCTTGGTCACCCTTGTGGTCTTCATGTGGGCCGTAGACGTTGAAGTACCTGAACAATTGCACGGGCGAGGTCGGCGTCATTTCATGAAAATACTGCTCCACCAGAACCTTTGACCAAGCGTACATGTTGGCTGGGGCTACTGAGTCAGACTCCTTGAACGTGGTGTTCTCTGGGCCGTAGACCGAGGCTGATGAGGCAATCTGTAGCGGGATCTCGTACTTCTGGCAGCGCTCCATTAGGGTAGTGGTGAAGTCCACGTTCTGCTGTTTGAGCGCAGGCCAGTCTTGGCAGCGAGTGTTTGAGATCGCGCCAAGGTGAATGACCATGTCCAGACCAACTAGGTTGTAGGCAGGCTCGCCCCACTCATACAGGGATAGCTCGTGATCGGCCAAGGCCTTGACCATGTTCTGCCCGATAAAGCCCTTGTAACCCGTAATCAGGATACGCATACCGTTCCCATGTAGGTGCAGGACTTGGCGGCTTTCTCGTTGGCAAACTGGATGGCGGCGTCCATGTCTTGAGTCTCAAGGTGATTGGCAACCAGAGCGGCCAAGAACACATCGCCAGCCCCGCAGACATCGACCACCTCAGTTGCTGGCGCACGATGCAGTTGCTTGAGATGCCCCGCGCCCTTGGCTCCGTAGGTCACGATCAGCATCTCTGGGTCTGGTAGGGAGGTTGACTCAAACAACTCTCGCTCGTTGATCTTGATGTAGATGCTGGGAAAGTCACCTAGATTGGGCTTCTTGGTGTCCATGTAGATCGGCCCTTTAAACGCCGCTCTGATAGCGTGGATCACCTCATCTGTAACGAAGCCCTTGTCGTAGTCTGAGATCACTATGGCGTCATAGTCGTAAGCGGCCTCAACCGTGTACGGCTCTGGCTCAACATCATGGTCTACGCGCAGCAAGTGGTCTTGGGTACGTAGATCTACGTACCGAATCTTGCGGGACATCTCGGACGGTACGCGCACATGGGCGGTAACTCCAAAAGATTTGAGGTTGGCAGCTACGTTGTACGCCATGCCCAGCCGCTCTTCGGTGCGGACAAATGTTAGCAAGGGCGCAGACGATTCGGGATTTACTCTCCGGATTTCGCCGTAGCGGTACTCATCTATGCAGGCATCACCAATGACTAGGACGCGCATTGACTATCTCCAGCTTCTACTCGATAGTTGTCTTCCACAGAATCCGCAGTAGAAACTTCAATGATGCTGCCAGCCTCAACGCAGACAAGCTGGTGAGGAAGCATGGGCGGGTTGTGCCACGTATCGCCTACGTTAAGAACATGCACAAACCGCTTGGCGGTCTTGGTGTCAATGATGATGACTTTAAACTTGCCGCTCTGCACATGCCAAGTCTCATCCTTGACGGCATGAAAGTGCATGGAGAACTTGGCTCCAGTATTGAAATTCAGCAGCTTGCCGCAGTACAGATCATTGGTTGCCCAAATGGTTTCGCTGCCCCAGCCCTTAGTCACGGTTCCCGTTAATCGCATAGATCATCCCAGTCGTTGAGTGGCCTTTAAGGTACGGAAGGATAGCAACTTTTACAATGTCGTTGCCAACTACTTGGTCTGGTAGATAGTCGCCGCCCTTGGTTATCAAGTCTATCTTGAGACGCTTGATTAGCTCGTATGGCGTGTCTTCTTCAAAGATGTAAACGGCGCTGACACTGCGCAACGCCAGCAGAACAGCCTTGCGGTCTTCTTGGTTGTTGATAGGCCTCTCAGACCCCTTCAACCTGCGCACCGATGCGTCCGAGTTCAGTCCAACAATCAACTTGTTGCCCAATGCACGGGACTGCTCAAGGTACTCCACATGGCCCCTGTGCAAAATGTCAAAGCAGCCGTTGGTGAAGACCGTGGTCATTACCTAGTCCTTGTCTGTCACGATAACGGCAACCTTGTCCACCCAGACCAGCCTGCCTTTACATGCTATGTTCCATTTGGTCTCACCGTGCTCGTGAGTACACTCTGTAAAAGTCTCGCCAATGATTCTTACATCAGAGGCGAGATGTTCGGCACCATTCTCAAAGATACGCCACACCAATTCTGAGCCATCATGTTTGGTGTTAAAGCGAACATGGTATTTATTCAATACCCATCTCTTTTCGTATTTTGGTTGCAGAGATGGCGTGAGTAGCATCGTCAAACGATTCCTGCTCAATCTTGTAGCCAACGTCTCGGCCATAGGTGATGTTTGTCACATTTGGGACTAGCTGCACAATGTACTGCCCTTGGTACAACGGGTCTAAATCGCGCTTGATAAGCTGTTCGACTTGAGTCTTTTCAAAAGGATTGGAGCCGTTCCAGCCTTGGCAATCCCTGATCTGAATGACCACTTGACCCGTCTTGGCGATAGCCCTGTCAAACAACGCACGATGGCCTTTGTGCCACGGTTGCCAGCGGCCTAGCA